GATTTAAATCCATGGTTATCGCGCAGTACACGGGTGTTTCGCTCCAGAAAGACGACAGAGCATTCATTCGTTACGACGAGTTTACCAACACATTTAATCAAGCATCACTCAAAGATGCATTTGATAGCATCCCTTACCACACCAAAGGCGATGCATTCTTCAAAGATGAGTGGAGAAACTTCCACGTTCGTGCATCTGAAGATGCATTCATCCAGAATGTCTCGATCTTCGCTGTTGGTTTCGCTGATCACTTCCTAATGGAAAGTGGCGGTGACATGTCGATCACCAACTCGAACTCTAACTTTGGTAATACATCACTTCATGCAATCGGTCATAAAGGATTTGCATTTAACAGTGACAAAGGTGGTTACATCGATGCTATTATTCCTCCACAGGTTATTGAACCTACTGAGAAGAGGATCAATTACTACCCATTCAACCTTCCTGCAACCATCAATGGTGTAGAAGGCATCCAGACCGCCAACCAAGGCGTCACAGTTCTCAACCACACCAGACTATACCTTGAGTCTAATGATGATGCTCTAGACCCTGCAAAGCGTCCTGCAGTATCTATTGATGGATATAGACTAGGTGCTAGACAGAATGACAAGATTTATGTAAAACTTGAGAAAGGATATGCTACTGATGACCAGGAATACAGTGCAGAACTAAATCCAACTGGTTTCACTAAGTTTATCGCTAAACCAGATATCATTTCTCCTTCTACTGGTGGAGTAATTGATAATAATTCTCTAGATGCTGCTAATCTAATTGAAGCAAACAAAGTATTCTTCCAAGAAGAAGTCTTTGGATATGTTTTAGAGAAGTATCCTAATCTTCAGCAGATTTCTTATGTCAACCCTGGTTTAGATCCAGAGTCGAATCGCTATCAAGATGCTCGTAATCTCATCGTTGCAAACAGAGATGAGATTGTAGATGAAGCATACGATAGAATGTATGAAACTTATGGTCCTGCTGGTTCTAATGAATTAGCTAGTGTACCTAATTACTCTGAGGCAACTTGTAAGCGTGACATCGGACTAGTTGTTGATGCTATTGCAGAAGACCTTAGAGATGGTGGTAATGGTAATATCATTGATGCTACCAGAAAATACTTTAACGCTGATGGAACTCCACTCGTTAATGGTGTAGTTGGTGAAGAAGAGTTTGCTGTCTTCGCATTTAACAGAGCTCGTGATTTTGCTAAGCAAGCAATTGCAAACCTATTGACAGTAACAGACAACACGATTACTGTTGATCCTGCTAACACTGTTGCTAAGGACTTCCAACCAACAGGAGCAACATATGATCCTTCTAATGGTAACTTTGTATTCACTCTTCAAGATCATGGATTTAATGTTGGAGACTGTCTAGAACTCAACCCAGGTGGATTTACTTTCACCTGTGCAATGGACGGTAATAAGACCGAGCATTCTCTACCACAGGCAGGTCAGTTTGCATACAATAAGACTATCCCCATTGATGCAGTAACTGATGACACCATTCGTGTTAATGTTGGTGCATCTGGTCCTGATGTACAGTTTACCCCATCTGCAGCAACATATGATCCTGCAACTGGCGACCTCGTACTAGAAATTGGTGCTCATACTCTATCTACTGGCGAAGGTGTTGTTATTGATGACAACTCCTTGAGTTTCACTTGTGCGATGGATGGAAACCAGTCTACTAAGACTTATCCTCGCCCTGGTATTGACCCATTTGCTGGTAGATCAATGCCTATCACGGCAACTACCGCTACTAGTATTACTATCAATGCTGGTGTATCAGGTCCTAATGTATCATTCACACCTACAACAGGAACTACATATGATCCTGCTACTGGTGACTTAGTATTGGCAGTAGGTCAGCATGGTATGGGTGTTGGACGCAGTGTCGTTCTTGCAGATAATTCCCTAACATTTACCTGCACTCAGGATAACAATGCTACTCAGCATACATATCCACGCCCTGGTACAGATCCTTTTGCTGGTCAGTCTATTGCAATTACTGCTGTCGGTGCTACTCAGCATACAGCAAGTAACGCTGTATATGATGCAGCAACTGGTGTTGTAACACTAACTATTCCAACTCATGGATTTGCTAACGGCGACTACATTAAGGTTGCAGATGGTTCTCTAACCTTTACATGCGATCTAGATGGCAATACAGCACAGAAAGCATATCCTCGTGCTGGATATGATTATCCAAGTGGCAGATGGTTGGCAATTAGCAATGTAACCACTAACACATTCGATATCAATGTAGGATCTTCTTCTTACACTGGTGCTCATACATTCGTCAGTGCAACCACTAATGGTATTGATCGTCAGGACGGTACATTCACTATCAATGTTGGTGCTTCTCCTGCAGGTCAGCAGTATGCACACACATTTGTAAGTGCTACTACTAATGCTGTTATTCATCAACCACAGAGTGCTCACACATTCGTAGGTGCTACTGCTAACGCTGTCAAGCATCTACCTCAGTCTGTACATACTTTTGTAAGAGCAACATCTACTGCTGTTACTATCTACTCTAGAACTAACATTCTTGCTACTGCATCTAGAAATAAGGATGCTAGAAACCTAATTCTTGCTAACAAGAGTGATATCATTGATGCTGCAATCGCTGCTATTAATGCATACAATCCATCGTTTGTATTCCCAGGTGGTAGTGATGTTAAGTGTAAGCGTGACCTAGGAATTATTATCGAAGGTATTGCACAAGACCTTTGGTTCGGTGGTAACGAATACTCTATCGCTAATGTTATCGAATACTTCGATGGTAACTCCCTGCTAAGCAATGGTGTTGCTGGTGAACTAAATGAGACACTCATCGCTATTGAAAAGGTTCATGATCAAATTAACCTTGCTGTTAACAACCAACTAGCAAGCACAGATACTACCATTACTTTAGATGGTTGTGGTGATCCTACAATCGTTGATGATTCCCACTGCGATGCTGAGAAACTAATCAGAAAGAACAAGAAGTTTATTGCTGAGGAAGCATATCAGCGTATGCTTTCTGTATATCCTTCTTACACCCCATCTACAGGTAATACCAAGCAAGATTGCCTAGATGATGTTTATAATGTAATGGATGAAATCCTCTACAACCTCAAGTTTGGAGGAAACCATAAGACATATGATGCTGCTAAGATTTACACTACTGGCATCTATGAAGGTAAGAATCCACAGACCTTTACTCCTACTGGTGCTCAATATGATCCTTCTACTGGTGTTATTGTTCTAACGATTCCTGGTCATGGAATGATTCAGGGTCAGTATGTTAAACTTGCAAGAGAAAGTCTGACATTTACCTGTGCTCAAGATAGCAACCTAACAGAGCATAGTTATCCTCGTGTTGGTGATGCAAACTACCTAGAGTGGGAAGAGATTACTAACGCAACTCCTGATACCATTACTATCAATGTTGGTGTCTCTAGCAACACTACAGCACATACTTTTGTTGGTGCATTTAATGATGCTGTTATCTACGGAACTGTTCAGCAAACATTCCTCAACTCTGAGAGAGATGAGGCAGCAAGAGTATTCACTGAGGCATTAGCAGTTTCTACTGATGTTATGCGTAACATCGTTGTTACTCCTACCAACTGGACTCCTGCTGGTGATAGTGTTCAAATTACTGATGGTACAATCATTCCTGATGTTACTAACCCAACATGTCAGGGTGTAGCATCTTCTCTCAATACCTTGTTCGGTCTTATTACGCAAGCAATCGGAACTGATGCAGGTGTTGGAACACTTTCTGCAACCAGAACTGTACCAACGCAACCAACAACTTACGCAGAACATAACTGCTCTGATGTTCTTGCTAACATTGATACTCTCGTTAGCATCTTTACTGATAACCTCTATGCTGGTAATCTAAATTCTCTACCTGCTATTGACAATGGTTTCTGGGATTGTGCTAATGTAAGAAGCACAATTGATACGCTAACCTCTATCCTAACCGATGCACTAACTGCAGGTAACCTTAACTCTCTACCTGATGTTGTCACTGGTGGATTTGCACTAGACAGATTTGCATCTAAGTGTTACCGTGACATCGGTATTATTACTGATGCTGTTATCAATGACCTTAGATTTGGTGGTAACCTCAACAGCATCCAAGCAGGTGAGGCATACTTCATTGGTAACAACCTAGCATACATTGATGGTGAGAAGACAGAAACTCTCGATGCATGGGGTGCTATCAAGAACCTTGCAATCTCTGCTCTCCGTAACCACACCACACAAATTAATGGTTGTGAATTAATTAGCGGTAGTGCAATTGTTGATGTCGGATCTAACACTGGTCTTGCTATTGGCATGAAGGTTAGTGAGTATCTCTCTACAGATTTCTCTGCTGATGCTCAACTAAATGTTGGCGCTACGCCTATCACAACTAATGTTGATGGTGAAACATACATTAAGAGACTAATTGGTGGTGATAGAATTGAACTTGGTGTTAAGAATGCAAGATTAGATACAGGTGCTACAAAACCTGTACAGGGTGCTGGTGGAACTAACATCACTCTATACTTCGAGATGCTAGAAGGACAGTGGGCAGATACTCTACCTGTAACTGATCCTACGATCTCTACATCTAACGCTGGTTATCCAGAGTGTGCTAATACTGCATCTGCTGTTGCAACTCTAGTAGATAATATCATCTCTATCATTAACAATGGTATTGGTGCTGTTGACCTTGTAGAGCAAGTTGCAACATCTTCTGATTTTGCTAAGAGAGCGACTGTTTGGACTATTGACACAACTGGTACAAGTTCGCCAAACCCACACCTACTAGAGACTGGAACTGCTGTAAGACTTGTTCCACGCCCACGCTGGGATGATGAGGCAAGCAAGTATGTTGATGTTGATAAGCGTCTCGTTAGACTACCTAACGGTTTCGAGACTAACAGAACTTACTATGTAATTGCTCCTGGTAGAAAGACTGCTCCACATGATTATTCTCCTACTAGCTTTGCTAAGACAGAAGCTACTAAGTTGATGCTTGCAGAAACCAAAGCAAATGCTGCTGCTGGTATCTACATCTACTCTGCAGAATCTGACACTATTGATAAGGATGTTGAGATTGATCTCTATCAGTTCACTCTCGATGAGAAGTATGATCTCACGACATACAAGTGTAATCTAGATATCGCAGTATCTGGTGGTACTGCAGTAACAGGTGGTATTGAAACCAATGTTGCACATATCTTTGACGCACCACAGAATGTACCTCAGAGAGTCTTCTTTAGACCTATCGGTACAAATGATCTACCATTGCTTGCTGCTTCTTTCCAAAGCGACAATGCTGCAGCAAACAACAATGATTCTACTGCTGGTGTTGCTGATTCTGCTGGTAGAATTAACCCAGAATTTGAATTCTATGTTCGCTATCAAGCATCTACAACAAAACCAAACAAGATCTTTACCATCTACAAGACATTTGCAGATGCACAGAATGATCTGAATAGAATCACTTTCCAGACTCTAAATCCAGATCTTAAGTTTACTGTATACGCTAACAAAGCAAAAGCACCATTCGGTTTCGACCCAAGAGGTATTTCTTACTCGAATGCTACTGGTGGTAGATGGTATATCAAGGTTAAGGATACATCTAGCAGTCCTGATCCTGCAATCTATCAAGAAAGCATTCTTTGGAGAACACATCAGTCTGACTATACTCAGTCTCCTGATCCTAAGACTGCTGATTCCTGGTACTTCAGACAAGAAGATAATCGCGAGGCAGAAGATAGAACATACAAACTTCGTTATGTCATTCCAAACTATCTTGAGGGTGTCAGAGATCCTATTAACGGATTTGTTATTAAGACAAGAACTGATACCAGCCGTAGATTAAGACCACAGAAGATCTTACTCAAACCAGCACCTGGCAACTTTAAGTCTGATGCATTCTTCCAAAACGATGCAAACCCAGGCGAAAGAATTGGTTGGACTTCTGATCAAATTATTGCTGCTAAGGGTTCGCTAAACAATACATACGATCCATATAACCTAGCACAAGGCAAGAAGACAATTGTCACTGATAACAACATCAGTATGACAATCCAGTCTGGTAGATTTAAGACTGTCGATGGCGATCAACTACTAGAACTTCATGTCTATGACTACGAACCAAATCCAAACATTCTAAGTCTAAACAAAGCAAGATTCAGAACTGTTAAGATTACTGCTCCACAGGGTGGTTCGTTTGAAGTTGAGAAGACACTAGACGGTGGTACTATCAACTCTGCAAACCGTATTACATGGACTGGTAACAGCTCTGGTAGTGCATATGTTCATGCATACACCAATGTTGGTAACGATCATTATCTAATCCTGAAAGGATTCAGTGATGGAGATCTAGAGTATTCTCCTTTCTACAACACCAGATTCCAACAGGGTAGCATCTATGCTGACATGCTAGATGATCCTGATATGGGCAAGTCTCTACCACTTAAGAGACTGATTGCTAAGGAACAGAATGATCTCTTCTACAAGCAAGATGGAGCACCTGTATACACCATCACCCCTGGTGATACTATCAAGGAAGATGGAACCGAGAACAGATATGTTGTTGCTTCTGTAGAGGATGTTGGAGATATCACTGACACCTTCTATATCTTTGAGATTGAGACACTACAGCGTCGTATTGCACAACAGCAAGATGGTATTTACTACCTGACTGCAATTCGTGGTAACATGTCTCCTCTACCACTAGGTGCAGGTAACCAGCGCAACTTCCGCAACTTTAAGTTCTCTCAACCAATCTCTTATCTGTATCCACAGAACTATAAGAACGATCCATTCTGGTTCCAGTATGCTGGTACAACAGCAAATGAGAAGGCAAATGCTGCTACATTGATTGATCCACCAGCAACATTCTCTGCTGCTGACAACTATGTACATGGTCTAGTTAGAACTAACGATTCTAAGTCTTCGATGACTAAAGAAGCAATCATCGACTTGGTTGCAACTCCTGCATTTGAAGATAATACTTATCTCACCAATGTTGGTGATATCGATGCTAGAATTCAAGCACAGGAAGGTAATGCATCTTCTGGTGCTGAAGATAGACAGATTCCTATCGCTGGTGACAACAGAGTATTCACAGATCAGAAGTGGTATGTTGAACTCCGTCGTCCATCTATTGCTCGTGCAGGTAACCACACATTTGAATACCTTGGTTTCGGTCCTGGTAACTACTCCACAGGTCTCCCAGCGCGTCAGGAGATCGTCTTAACGGCGACTCAGGACTACTACGCCCAAGCGAAGCGTCAGGACGGTGGTATCGTCTTCTACACGGGTATTAACTCCAACGGTGAACTATACATTGGTAACCGTAAGATTAATGCTATCACTGGTGAGGAAGAGTTCCTTGAAAGAGCAGCACTTCTAGATTCTGATGATGACGATGATGATATCAGTTCACTCGTTACTACCTTCGAGGTTCCTGTAACATTCAACCAGAATATTACAGTCAACGGTGGTGATGGTGAACTAGTAAGCAACTTCAATGCTCCTGTTGCTATCAATGTCAACAACAATGACTTGACATTCCAACCTAATGCACTCCAAATCTATTCTAATGTCGATCAAAATGATCCTGACGAGAATGGACAACCAAATGGTCCTGCTAACAACCCACTCCTAGATCGTAACTCCTTCACTCCTCGTCAGACTGGTGACATCTTCATCGGTAAGAACCAAGTTAAGGCAGCACAGTTTGCACTGAACCCAATCAAGAATGGTCAGGGTTATAAAGTTCAGACACACACGATCATCGACGGTGGTATTGTATTCCCATCTAATGTATCTCCAAACCAATCTGCTCTATATTCCTTGAGCACTGGTGGTACTGCTCTAGATGCTAAGCAGTATGTCAAGTATGGTACATCGGGTGCATTTATTCTACCTACAGACGGTGACATCATCCTCAAGGGTGGTTCTGTTGAGAGATCTGGATCTCTTGGTTGGGTATATGCAAACTTCTACACTGCTATTCAGAATGCTGAGATTGCTTCGGTTCAATTCAATGGAACCAAGTATGTCAAACTGAACTGGAACATTGTTAGCTCTGTACAGCAGACTAACAACACTCTCGGAATTGTAGAGACATCTAGAATTAGAATTGGTAACTTCTATCCTAACGGTGCTCTAAACTCTGATGGTGGATTCCCAATCGTATCTCCAGTAATTAATGGATCTGTAGTTCCATTCAATCCAAGTGATTCCTTCTGTTATATTGAGATCGGTGAGTCTATCGCTGCTGTATCTTACGATAACGATGGCGATGGTGCAATTGATCAACCAGTCTCTAACCCAACATGGGCGAACCTTGTATTGAGAGCAGGATCTCCTATCAATGGTGGAACACCAGCACCTACGATGGAATTCTCCTCTGCTAACTGGAAGGAGACAGGTGTTATTGGTGCTGATGTTCTAAGAACTGACACGGGTAGCATTGGTGATTACAAACTTGGTATTAACACAATCGCAGCAGCAGCACACAGTGCATATGAGACTGCATTCGTTGATGTTAATACTGATCCAAAGGCAAACCTAGAAGTCATTGGTACTACATGGATTAGCGCCAAGAAAGTTCTAACTTGGTTGGACGAATCTGCTGCAACTCTAACCAATAAGACTGAAACTGGTCAGGCAAATGGATTCTTGGTTGGTGGATTCAGAGACAACCCTGATTCTACCGCACTAATTAGAGCGAACACTCTAACAAACAGAGTTGGTATTAATGTTGCTAACAACAATGCTGTTCTTGATAAGACATTTGTTGTCAATGGTGAAGTTAGATTCTCTGATACACTAACTCTAACAAACGGAACAATTGAAAGTCCTTCTGGATCCTTTAATCTTGGTCCTACAAGTACAACAATCAATCTGTTCCCACTAGCAACTACATTGAATGTTGCAAACGATGCAACAGCAACACAAACCATCAACATCGGTAACTCAACTGAGAACCAGACTCTTACGATTGGTGGTGCAGCAGACACATCTGCTCTCTATATTCACAGTTCTTCTGAGTCTTCTGTTATTGACATCGGTACTGTATCTAACTCTAATGCAGGTTATCAGTCATCCATCACGATGGGTGGTGCATTTGCAAACAGTGCATCACTATTCAACATCAGAAACAGACTGCTGAAAGTTGATGGTGACATGCAAATTGGTACACCATCTACTGCTGTTACCAAGATGTACTCATTCACTCCAAAACTGGAGATCTTCAGTGCATCTGGTGGTTCTAACGAGATTGATGCTTTCCGTACTGGTTCTATCCTCAGCATCGGTGCTGACGCAGGAACTACAACCATCAACAACAGTCTATATGTTAAAGCAAGTGAAGAAGTTGATGGAAACATCACACTAAATGGTGGTCTATCTGTTGGTATCATCTCTGCAACTAGAGGTATCTTTAACACGACTACTTCTTCTCATGCTGTTGGTGCTACTGATGATCTCAATGTTGACATCTACAGAAGAGTAGAAATTGGTAAGACAATTGACTCCCAAGGTAATGCTCTATGGGGTGGTACAACCTTCCAAGAAGGATCTACTACTTACTACTTACCACTTAACGAGGCAATTGGTGTTACTGACATTGCTATCGGTGATCTACTTCTAATTGATAGAGGAGATACCACTGGTGGTAGTAACCAAGCAAACTCTGAAATCCTCAGAGTTGTAACTCTCATCAATGCTAGCAATGCTGCTGACCCTGAGGGTTATAGAGTTGAGGTTGAAAGAGCACAGGAAGGAACCACACTCCGTACCGATCACCCTGATAACTGTAAGGTTGTCAAACTAACTAAGCAGAACAATGTAAGTTATCTAACTCAAGCAATTGCTACTGCTGGTAGCCAAGGTGATACAGTACAGATTACAACTGCTGAGTTTGGTGGTAGCATTAATATCAATGACATCCTCAGACTAAATGATGGAGAACTATTCAATGTAAGTGGTGTTAGCACCGATGCATCGAACATTCAAGGTCTGAGAATCAATGACGGTGCTGAACCAACTGCCTTCACTGTATTTGAGGTTCTCTCTACTACAGGTCAAACGACAATCGAAGGTCCAACTGAAGTTAGAAATGACATCACTCTAACTGGTAGCACATCCAACAATGACAAGATGTTCACCATTACAAATGGTGCTTCTTCTCCTGTCACTACATTCGATGTTGACAGTTCTGATGGTGACACCAGAATCCTAGGTGATCTAAGTGTTGGTGCTAACTTCCAAGAGTTCACAGTTGATGGTGACCTAGGTAATGTCACCATGAGAGGTGGTAACCTTGACATCTTCAATGATGCTGGCAACACCAAGCAACTCGAATTCATCAATGGCAATGGTAACCTAACTATTGCAGGTGTTATTGAAACTGAAGGAACAGGAACTAACTTGTTCGCTGGTGACATCCAACTCAATGGCGGTGACCTCACTGTTAACGATGGAAGCACTACAAGATTCAAGGTAAATAATGATGGTGGAATTGATCTTGGTGGAATCACAGACTACATCAGTCAGACTGGTGCTAGAAAGTGGATCTATCAGTCTACAGTATCTGGTGATGGTGGAGTCTTGACTGCTAATGTCAACTACTTCACTAAAGCATCCTCTGACCTAGTTCTCAAGTTACCTGCTAATGCACAGACTGGAGACATGATCCGATTTGTTGATATTGGAGGCGCTTTGACTTATAATGTCAGAATGATTATTAGAGCACCTGACGGCATCCCTGTCGCAGGAGACTCAACCAATACTAACCTAAGTATTGGTAGCGTTGACTTCACTAACTATGGTGGCGGTGAACTAATTGTTACGACACCTAACGCATCGTTCGGTCTAGTATACTCTGGAGCAACGAACGCAGATGGAAGCGCCACAGGCGTTCCAAGCAACCTACGCGGTTGGTGGTTAATGGAAATTTGATACGAACAGATGGCAACTTACGGAACACTTAAGACAATGAAAGCCGCCGCCATTGGCACCATCATGCCATGGGGCGGCGACTTGACGGGCATCCCAGCGGGATGGTTGATCTGCAACGGGCAGACATTAGAAGCGGATGATTTCCCATTACTTACACAGGTAATTGGAGATAACTATGGTGGCACAAGTTTGGGAGGAACATTTCCAAACTATACTGGATCAATTGCTCTCCCTAATATTAATCAGAGAGCACTAGTTGACCTTGACTCTGCATATTTTGATAATAGTAATACCATTGATACAACTGAAGCACTTGCTGCTCTAGTTGATCCAGTAAACGGAGCAAACTTTATCGGAACTGACATCGATAATGGTGTTGGTGATGACTATGATGCATATACTGATGTTAATTTTGCATACACACCAGAGAGTGACTTCACAGGAAAACTAACTGGTTCTAATTTGAATGAGACTTTCGGATCAAAGACAGTATACATGTCTCATCGAAAGTTAGGTAGAAGACATATTATGATTCATAGTCACCCAACTACATTTGATACCATGTATCTTCCTTCTTCTGGAACAAGACCAGGACAGGGTGTTGCTGCATGGGGTGAAATTAACTATCGTATTTCTCGTGCTTCATTTGACCAATTAGATTATGGTCAGGTACAGGCGCAGTTGTCTATTCAGTATACCAATGACCAAGGATTTGGTGGCGGTGCTGCTGGTGTTGTGGTTGCTAATGTTCAGGGTGAGAACCCAACATTCAACTTGAAACCATTTAATGTTGTTGGATCTCCAATCTCTAACTGGTTTGGACCATATCAGGTTCCAAACCCTACTAGTAGTAATACAATGGACGAAGAGTTTCAACAGGGAGATACCTTAGCATATACTCCTGGTGGTGGCACACAAACCATTGCAAATAGAAACTTTGATAATGGTGGTGCCAACAGTGGTGATCAGCAGAACTGGACTAAAGCAATGTTCGATAGTAATGCTATTAGTTTTAACCAGAATACAGCAATTGCTGGTCAGCAGGCAGTCATCACGCCACATAATCATGAACCATTTGAAACACAATTTGATAAAGCAAACTTGAGAATTCCTACCACTGTCAATGTAACTGCTATTTCAAATGTTACACCTGAGAACATCGACAAGGCATTTCGTTTAGATGTATCAGTTCCAACACCTAATCTACTCTGTTTATACCTAATTAGAGCATACTAATGGCAAATTACGCAAGAGAACGAGGAAAATATGGCGGGGTTGTAGGAGCAATCCAAATTTTTACTAGTGATTTGCCTCTCCAAGGTGACCCTTTAGATCCAAATTGGAGGCAAAAAATTCCCGCAGGATTTTTACGCTGTGATGGTAAAATATATGATGCTAGTGATTATCCAGAACTAGCAGCAGTTTTAGGAGTTGGTGATGGTTGTAAGTTTAAGAAACCTTCACAAACTTTAACTGCATCTCAGTTTCAAGTACCTGATGTTGGTGCTAAGTATCTCTCTCCTGGTTTAGCATCGGGTACTTATCAAAGTATGGTTCTTGCTCAAAATATTACAGAGAATAGTAACGGTAATCCTAGAGTTGGTGCAGAAGTTTTAGTGTCTGCACAGTCAAATACTTTCACTATTGGATATTCTGGAAACTTTACTGTTGTAGGTCAATCGGATATTGATTTGCAGGGAAATGCAAAATTTGCTCCACCAAATGAAGATAGAGAAACGGGTTCTGCATTCCTAGATTCCAGTTCTTTCCAAGCACACGGTCACAACACTAATGCGAAAGTGTTGAACTACACAGGTAACTTTAAGGTTGGTGCTGAAGGTAAAAGTGGAACTGACTTAACACCATTTGCAGGTAATACTATTGTTGGATCTGGTAATCCTACTAATGATGCTGCATCAAACCATTTACACAGCATTAGTTGGCCATCAACGACTGATTATAGTCAGAATTATGTGTTCCAATTCCCTACATTTAATGTTCCTGCAGATAACTTGCAGACTACATTGACTGTACAGACAAAAACAATTGATGAGTTACCAGAGTCTATCCAACCGTTCATTCTAGTTGAGTATATTATTAAGTTCTAAAGATGGCAGATTTAATTTACGACCTTCGCCCAGGAAGTTCTGGGTTTGATTTTTCTCAACCAAATGAATTTTTGGATGGATGTGCCATTTATAATAGTTGCTTTGGTGTTTCTGGTTCTTGTGGAACTGGTGAACTTGGTGGATTCAATAATAATGTTGGCACAAAGCACTTAAGTTTTGGTACTTTTAATTCTACTTTGTTTGTACAAAATAGAACTGCACAGTTTCTTTTGAATACTACAAGCATGGAATATATGATCATCGACCTTATTACAGGCGATGATTTCAATGGTGGAGAAAGACCAAACAACTCAAATGAAGGACTTAAGATTAAATGTGTGACTGGTGGTAACAATGGTACAACACAATTGGTTGCTGGTGGTAGTGGATATGGTCCATACCCAGGAGTAGAAGGTGGTCCTGGATGGATTACAAGACAAGTTAATATTCCTGCTGCTAACAGAGGAATATTCCTCTGGCAATTGTTTATGACTGCAAACTCACCTGAATTCCAAGGTTCTGGTGGTGTTTTTGCTAACAACCAAAATGCTGGTGATAGATATGCTGTTTCTAGAATTAGAATTTATGGCACTGTCCCTACAACTATCACATATTTCAGAGCAAATGATGATTCACCAGACACAATGATCGATCCTGGTGCTCCAGTTACTTTATCTTGGAACACTAAATTAGGATCTTTTGATGGTGCTACTAGCGGATCAATTAATCAAGGTATTGGTAATATTTCTCCTATTGGAAATGGATCTATCACTCTTAACCCTGGTCCTACAACAGAGACTACCTATACTTTAACTGTACAAGGTCCAACAGGGCAGTTAACATCTCAGGTAACTGTAGAGATGGATGTTCCTGATAGTGATCCAGACTTGTTTACATTTGATAGTGTACAAGATGCAGAAACTGCTACGGTATACACTAGTAATACAGTAACAATTAGTGGATTGGAAACTAGTGTTACACTCCAAGCATCAAATGGTGCATCAACTTCTAAAAATGGTGGGAACTTTAACACCAGTAATAAAAATATCAGTAATGGTGATACGGTGAGAGTCAGGATGACCTCATCTTCAAATTTTAATACACTAAAAACAACTACTGTTCAAGTTGGTAGTGCATCAGCAACATGGAAAATTACTACAAAGACAGAACCAGCACAGATTCCAAATGCTTTTGATTTTAATGATGTAACAGATGCTGGACTGAATACTACTATCACTAGTAATCAAGTAACGATCACTGGTATCACACAATCAGTTCCTGTTAGTGCTCCTACAAATGGATTTCAAAGTTCTGTAAATGGTGGTAACTTTAATACTAATGCAAAAAATATTACTAACGGACAAACTTTACGATTAAGATATCAAACTAGTGGAAATACGGGTGAAACAGCAACTACTCAAATTACAGTAGGTGGTGGTGCATCTGTTGACTGGAGTGTTACTAACCAAGGAACCGCAGATACTGATCCTAATTATTTCTTCTTTGATGATGTAGATGATGCTTCTCCCAATACAACGATTACAAGTCAACCAGTTGCTATTACTGGTATTAATGTACCAACACAAGTTACTGCATCAAATGGTGCTCAGATTAGAGTTGGAAATGGTAGTTGGGTTAATGGAAATACAGGAACTACCATTACAAATGGACAGAATCTAAGAGTTAGAATTACATCTAGTGCAAATCCTGGTGGTGTTGTAGAAACTGATGTTACTGTTGGTGCTTTAACAGATACATTTACGGTGACAACAACTACTGCAAATGATACCACACCTGATCCATTCTATTTTGCAAATAGAGATAACCAAGCACCAAATACATACATTGAGAGTAATGTGATTGTCTTGCAAGGCATTACATCACCTTCTAATGTATCTGTCACTGGTGGACAATTCTCTAAAAATGATGGTAGTGGTTGGAGTGCATTTGCAGCAACAGGACAGGTAAATAATGGTGATCAGTTTAAGGTTAGAGTCTTAACTGGTGGATTAGCAACAACTAGTAACTTAAGCGTAACGATTAGTTAAATGGCAACTCAAACAGTCACCTACGACGTACCAGGCACATACAATATTGTTTTACCAACTAATGTAAAGTCTCTCACATATGAGATGCGTGGTGCTTCTGGTGGTAAAACTGGTCCTGGTATTATAATTAATAATTCATTTACTGCTGGTGCTGAAATTAATGGTGGACCAGGAGAAAAAATTACTGGTGTTCTTGATGCTGTTGCTTGTTCTGGTAAAACATTAGTAGTTCAGATTGGAACAAAAGGATTTCCTGGAACCACTAATATTGGTGTTGATGGTAATGCTTCTGGGGGTACTGGTGCATTTAATGGCGGAGCAGGTGGATCACAACCTGGAAATGAAACTATTTGTGCTTCTGGTGGAGGTGGAGGAGGAGGTTCTGCAACCACTGTTAGTGTAGATAATGGATATATTTTGATTGCTGGCGGCGGTGGAGGAGCAGGTGGTGCTACTTATGATCAATGGGACTCTCAGTATAGAACTCCAAATGGATCTGCTGTTAATCCTGGTACAGTAGGAACAACATTGAATGCATCTGCTGGTCAAGCAGGTGGTGCTGGAAATGTTAGTGCTAATGCTGGATCTGGTGGTGGAGGAGGAGGAAATAATCAACCTAACTTCCAATATGGTGCTGGTGGTCTTGCTGTTATTTCTGGTAACCATATTGGTGGTAACCATGGATTTAAAGGCGGTAGTTATAGAGACACAAATTTTGTAACTGAAGCATCTACAAGTGCCAATGCATTCACTGATAATGATGGATTCTTTGAGTTGGTATATGAGACTGGTGACCCACCTAATGTCCAGTTCAGTGTTTCTCCTGCTGCTGTTATTGTCAATGGAACAGGTGCTACACTTTCGTGGGAATGTACAGGTGATACAGCATCTGCTCCTACAAATGTTACATTGAATGGTAATAATGTTGCTTTTATTGATAGTTTAGCGGTTAATCCAACTAGCACTACAACATATACTATTGTTGCTACTGGTCCTGGTGGAGTCACTAGTGATAGTATTGTATTGACTGTTATACCTGAAGGTGATCCATTAAACAATGAATTTGTTACCACATATGGTACTGGCACACATACTCTACAAGTTCCTGCAGGTACAACAAATGCATTCGTAACTATTGCTGCTGGTAGAGGTGGATCAGGTGGTTCTGATTCAGGTGGTAGTGGATGCCCTGGTGGTGCAGGTAGAGTAGGACAATTTAGATTGAAAGACGATGGTGCAGGTAATCCATATGGTACTGCGGGGTCACTTAACCAAACAATTTATCAAGATACTACAGTTGTTGTTCCTGCAGATATCAATGAAGTTAATTATGTAATTCAAGGTGGTAAAGGTGGAGATACTGCAGCATTTACTACTGGAAAATTAGGACAAAGAATTACTGGTGTATTGACAAATGTTGCTGGACAAACATTAAGTATTAAAGTTGGTGGTAATGGTGGTAATGGTAACTCTGCTGTTGATCTAGGATCGCCAGGTCAGGGATATGATAATGGTGGTGAAGGTGGTACAAATTCTACAATTAGTTCTACATATACAACTGTCCCTCTATACAGGTATTTTAATTCTACTACTGGTGATCACTTTACGGGTTTAGATGTTGCACCACCTGCTGGATATATTAGTGAAGGACAGATTGCAAATGTATTTACTGATCCACAACCACCAGGAACAGTTGTTCTTCAAGACAACGAACCAGGAAAACCAGCTAGTACATATACTGCATATGTTTTTCCTGCTAATGGTACACAACCATTCTTTATTGATGTAACGGAAATTCCAACAACTATCATTTATGCTAAGACAAATGGAACTGATGTTTTGTGGACATCTAATGCAGCAGAAGGAAATAGTGATACTCCACCATATGGACTAGATACAACAAATAATGCATTTGGATATGCATTTTATGCACCAACTTCTCCTGTTACTTTAACTGTTAATGGTGCCACTAGTGTAAGAGGTGGCGGTGGTGGTGGATCCAGTGCCATTCATATTGGTGCTACCACATTAGTTGTTGCAGGTGGCGGTGGTGGTGCAGGTGGTCCTGATGCCTGTGGAACACTAGATCAGACTTCTGGACAAGGTAATGGTATTCTATACACTACTGGTGCTAGAGCAGCTGGATTAGACGGCGGCGATGCAGATGCCAACGGCGGTGGTGGAGGCGGCGGCGGTGCTGGTGGTGGTTGGACACCCACCAATCTTGCTGGTACAGGTGGATCTGCATGTGTAGGTGGTACTGGTGGTCAAACAGGAAATGGATACTACAATCTATCTTATTCTCAGAATGCTGGTGTTCTAAGTCAAGGAAATAACTTTAACTCTGGTGATGGATATGTAACTCTTTCTGGTGCTGGAAATAATAACTGGAATTTGCAAATTAGAGTAGGAAATCAGGGATCTAACGGTGCATCTGGTTCTCCTGGTAACAAACCTGGCGGTTCTGGTGGTACTGGTGCAGGTGGTTTTATGGATGGTGGAGCAGGTGGTCGTGATAGTTTAGGTGGAGGATGGTCTGGTTCTGGTGCTGGTGGCGGTGCTGGATCTGGTATTTGGGATGTAGATAACAATCGTTGGTTTGCTACCGCTGGTGGCGGAGGCGGAGGCGGTGGAGGTTCTTGGAACCGTAGTTGTTCTGGATCTGCTGCTTCTGGTGGTTCATGGCAAGCTACTACTAATGTAAGTGCTGCTGACGGCGGCGGTGGCGCTAACTGTGGTGGTGATGGAGGTGGCGGCGGTGGTGGCGCTGGCGGTCATTCAGGTGGTGGCGGCGGCAGTGCTGGTGCTGATAATAGTGTTGGTGGTTCTTCTGGAGGTGCTGGAACATCTCGTTATGACAACAATGCATTAGAATTATTACAAGGTGGTAGTACAAACAGTGCTAGTGGTTATGCAATTGTTTCATTCTCTGTACCACCACAAATTGCATACTTTAGAGCAAATGATGACAACACTGCTACTGATGTATATGAGGGAGATGTCGTAACACTATCTTGGAGTACATTATTCAATGGTGTTGAAACAGCATCTTTTGCTGAAATTGATCAAGGTATTGGTACTGTTTCAGTTGGTGAACAATCAACAACAGTCGTTGCTCCTTCCACATCAACAACTTATACACTAACAGTAAGTAATGCTGGTGTATTTTCACAGATGGCTGTTACACTTAATGTATTGGCACCAGATAATATTCCTGATATTTTTACTTTTGATAGTATTTTTGATGCTGACTTAAGTACACAATATATTAGTAATGAGGTAACAATTACTGGTATTCAAGTAGATGTAACTGGTTCTGCATCTAATGGTGCATTCATGTCAGTAAATGGTGGTGCATTTACGCAAAATGCAGTAACCATTAGTAACGGTGATACTGTAAGACTCAGACTGACTTCTTCTGGTACATATACCACTCAATTAACTAGTACAGTTACTATTGGATTAACTAGTTCTCAGTGGAACATTACTACTGCACAAGAACCTGGACAGTTCCCTAATGCATTTGAATTTGAAAATGTCTTAGATGCTCCAACTGAGACATATGTACAGAGTAATCAGATTACGATTACTGGTATTACTGTCCCAGTTATTGTATCTGCTCCTACAAATGGATTTGAAAGTTCTGTTAATGGTAGTTCGTTTAGTACAGCACAGAAAGTTATTAACAATGGAGAAATTTTAATTCTCAGATATCTGACTAGTGGTAACTTGGGTGAAACTGCATCCACTTATGTTACTGTTGGTGATAGTCCAAACAAAAACTGGTCAGTTACTAATGTCGTGACTGCTGACACAGATCCAGATTATTTTGACTTTGTTAATGTTGTTGGTGCATCTGCCAATACCATGACCGAGAGTTTACCTCAGGTTATTAATGGCATTAATGTTCCTACACCAGTAACACTAACTGGCGGAGCAGAGTTTAGAGTAGGCACTGGTGCATGGCAAACCAGTGGAAATATTAATGTAGGTGATTCTGTACAACTAAGAGTTACTTCTAGTGCTGATTATGGTGGTGAAGTAGAAGTAGATGTTACTATTGGATCTCTCACTGATGTTTGGAAAGTTATCACTACTACAGATGGTGATCAGATTCCAGATGCTTTCTTCTTCATCAATCAAATCAATCAAGTACCAAATTCATTTGTTTATAGCAACACTGTTCTTGTACAAGGTCTTACTGCTGCAGCAAATATTACAGTAACTGGAGGTAGTTTCAAGGTTGGTAATGGTGGATGGGTAACCACGGGACAAATAAATAATGGAGAGACCTTGCGTTTAAGAATACTTACACCTAATGGTCTCAATCAAACAGGAAATATGTCAATCACAGTTGGTCCATAATGTCATATACTACTAATTGGTCTGTATCAACCTACGCTAGTGCTGATAATGTACAGTTCGGGCATTGGTACAGTCAGCGAAATCCTAAACTAGATGGAATGACAATCGGAACAGTTATGTCTATCTTTAGAGATAAGACAGGTAACTGGGGTACTCTTGATGGAGATTTAGATTCTAGATTCCCTGGATGGATTGAGTGTGATGGTAGAACAGTAAGCGCACAAGATTATCCAGATTTATTTGATGCTATTGGCACAACATATGGTGGCACTGCAACAAAATCTTTAAGTGGTAACACTTACACATATTCTGGTAACTTTGTATTACCAAACTATCACAACAGAAAATTATTTGGTATTGGAAATGTAGATGGTAACTCTCCATCTTCTCCTACTGTTGTTACTTACAAGGGTCCTGATGTAACTCAAGGTGCTAGTGGTGACTCTACTACCGTTGGATCACAAGGTGGTAACTGGTTCATTAAAAAAATTGATGGAATTGGTACTCCTCCTGATGAACAAGTATTCCCAGGTATTACACAACCAGATGGTCAAGTTGTTGCATTCCAGTTGTGGCAGAATGAAGACTTGAATCCTGCTGCATATGTAACCAAAGCAATTGGTGAATGGGTACAGAGAACTGAAGGTGGTTCTCCAAACTATTGGGACAATATAAATGAGTTTCAAGAGGCAGATATTACTATCACTGGTGGTAGTGGCACTGGATTACAAATTAGAGTGAGGGCAGAAGCACAATTAAATGATGCTGGTACTGATCCAGATGACACTAGAATCAAAATTATGACAGTATTGAACCCTGGATCAGGGTATCAAGTTGGTGATACGATGGACATTACATTCCCAGACCCTGCGCCTGGTGGTGGTACTATCTCACTCAGTCCTGGTCTCAGAGTATTGACTGTAACAGACTCATTTACCACCAATACTGACGGTAGATTTTTCAAGTTAGGATCTCTTACAACTACTGGTATTGATAGTATCTCTGGTGAAATTGATTATGAAATTACTGGTAACTTACAGGCAGCTATTGGACCACTAAATCCAACTGTCACTATTCCAGCGCAGCACACTCATGATATTATTACAGCACAAGTAGACCAAATTGGTGTTGGATATGTTGCATGGGCAACTCCTGGTTTCTATCAAATTAGTACAGGAGAAATTGGTGCTTCGACTTACTCACAAATCGGTTATAATAGTGTTGTAAGTCCTGGTGGTGAGGTTAACTTCTCATTCAACAACTACTGGGCAGGTGATGTACAGAATAGCATTCCTGGTCTTGCAAGTGGCGGTAATGCTAGTGCTGGTATTGGTGTAAATGAAGTTCAGGGTAATATGGTTGTGTATAACCCAGGGCAAACGAGAACACATACACATTACCTGTCGCAATCAGACTTTGGTGATTCTGAGAATGTTTATGGATGGGGTAATGCTAATGGTGGTGGTACTGCAGCAGGTGGTATGGCAACCAATAATACTACAACTATTAATTTTTCTCAAACAGATCTAGCATTGAGTGCCAATGAGGCAGATTTTGAGTTAAACTTATCCAAAACAGTTGTTCCAACACCATCAATGGTTCCAGAATCGACTGTACCACTGTTGACTAAATACCATCGAGTCAAGTATATTATTAAAGCATACTGAGGTAGATTATGGGAGCACAACCGATTCGTCCTATGGAATTAATGGACGATCCTAATATTACTAAGTCCGACTTTACGGACTTTATTGGTGTGTGGGAAAATTTCATGCCAAAATCCCGTTGTGATGCAATGATTAAACATTTTGAGAATGTTGTTGCTAACGGGTCTGTGGTAGGAGGAGATGATGCTACCATGGGTGGTGTCATGGATGGAACTAACCAGTTCCCACAAGGATCTTTGGGTAGAAAGGATGAATCTATCCTTATGAACTATTCGGATCCTAATCTAAATTATGAGATTAATCAATATCTTACAGCATGTGTTCAGCACTATGTTGAAAAATATGATCAACTGAAGCATGGTAAGTATGTATCTGAAGATTCTAAGATGCAGAAGACAAAACCAGGCGGTGGTTATCATGTTTGGCACTATGAAAGTGCAGGATTTGGACATCACGCGAGAGAACTTGTTTGGGCAATCTATCTAAATGATATGCCTGAGGGTGAAGCAGAGACTGAATTTCTTTACCAAAGAAGGAGAATCAGACCTACTGTAGGAACTGTATGTGTTTGGCCTGCGGGCATGACACATGTGCATAAAGGAAATACAGTGTTTACCCAAGATAAATATATACTGACAGGATGGTATATCAAGGTTCCTAAGTAACTAAAATGGCAGAATATTTCTATCAAAAACCAACAGATGACGAAATTAGGGAATTTTGGTCGAAGACCATTAGACCTAGAGAGTCTGTCATGGAGTTAAACTTTGCTGAGAAAGCAGTTACCTTAGGTAATATTGCACTAGGCGGTAGAACTACATTTATCGACGAGAAAGCATGGACAGATATTGTTCTTCCTGCTTTCTCATCTGAATGGCATGATCCTGGTAGAGATGAAATTAAGAATGTAATCCTGTACAGTGATGATACATATCTCTGCTTCAGATCTAAGATGAGATATGAGTTTGATACAAATACTACTAGGTGGCAAGACTATACCTATAAGAAGGGTAAAGCATCTGAACTTAAGACTATTTACGAAACTATTCGTACAGTCGCTATCATTCAAAAAGAGGCAAAAGATAGAGAACTCTTAGAAGAAGTAAGAAAGTTAAATCTAGAAGCACTTGATTATTTCTATGATAGCAAGTGGTATAAGAAGATGGATGAAATCCAGAAGATGCTACTGTATTCTGATTGGAGAGTTCTTCCTGATGCACCACAGAAGTGGGATGGTGAAAGAGATGCGTGGGTTACTTGGAGACAGAGATTAAGAGATCTCCTTCCTGATAATCCAAGAGAGACATTTGAGGACAACTTCGCGATGTTTAAGTTTCTTCAAACATTGAAGTATCCTGTTGACCCAAGAGTATGGGCAACAATGTATCCTAATCGTGATGTAGATTATTTGTCTACTGATGATCAGTTTAAAAAGTATGACTTTGAAGTATCTAAAGACTTTGTTGGTAAGACTCAATTGAACTTGATTGAATTCTTAGAGACATATGATGCTAACACTAGACCTATTGAAGCTAAGGTGTTAGAATTAGCAAAAGCACTGAGATTAGAAACTGTTTACGAAGGACTTGATTACGAAAAATTTGTTGCTGAATAATATATGATCTATGAATATGATATGCTCCCTAAAGGAGTTGTGAAGAACATACTTGATTTCTATCAGTTTTGTGAGTTTACAGACGGTTCGTGGTCTGGATCTTCTAAAAAAGAATTAAAGTACAA